GCGGTGGAAGACACTGAACAGACTGCTTGGCTCTGATAAGTGGCTTTGGATGTTGACAGGTACGCCTGCGGCTCAAAGCCCAGTTGATGCTTATGGCATAGCTAAACTTGTTAACCCGAAAGCTGTGCCCCGCTTCTATGGGTCGTTCAGAGATATGGTCATGTACAAAGTGACTAACTTCAAGTGGATACCCAAGCCCGATGCTACCGAGACCGTCTTCAAAGCACTGCAACCTGCGATACGGTTCACAAAAGAAGAGTGCCTAGACTTACCTGACATCGTTTACACAAAACGAGAAGTTGAGCTAACCCGGCAACAGAACAAATACTACAAAGAACTGAAAGACAAAATGATTATGCAGGCGGCTGGTGAAGAGATCACCACACATACAGCAGCCGTGAATATGAACAAGCTCCTGCAAATAAGTTCTGGTGCAGTGTACACAGATAACGGTGAGACTTTAGAGTTCGACATCAAGCACCGATACAAGGTGTTGCGTGAAGTCATAGACGAATCAAGTAAAAAAGTTCTGATATTTGTGCCGTTCAAGCACACGATCAAGTTGCTTACTGATAAGCTACGTAGCGACAAGATCACTACAGAAGTCATTAGCGGGGCAGTCAAAGCGACAGATCGCACGCGCATATTCAAAGATTTCCAAGAGAAAAGTGACCCCAAGGTGCTAGTCATACAGCCGCAGGCAGCAGCACATGGTGTAACGCTAACCGCTGCTAACACAATAGTGTGGTGGGGGCCAACAAGCTCCGTCGAAACCTACGCACAGGCGAACGCTCGTATTCACAGAGCGGGTCAAGACCACAAATGCACAATCGTGCAGCTACAAGGGTCGCATATTGAAAAGCGTGTGTACGCACTGCTAGACAATAAGATCGACACCCACACAAAAATAATAGATTTGTACAAAGAAATACTTGCGTAAGCCACAACCTGCCATTACTATGCAGTCCTCACCATAAAATACCACTATGGGGACGCAATGGATATGGATTTTGAGGGCAGCACTCTGCCTATAGATAAGCTAACTAAGGTTTTCTTCAAGATAAAAGAGAAGCGCGAAACATTGAAAGCGGCTTTTGATTCTGAAGACCGTGAATTGGAAGCGAAGCAGAATAAAATTAAGACTGTTCTTTTAGATCACTTGAAGGCCACAGGTCAGAAAAGTGGTAAGACTGAAGCAGGCACATTTTATCGCTCAGTGAAACAACGGTATTGGACTAACGATTGGGAGTCCATGCACAAGTTCGTATTGGAAGAACAAGTGCCAGAGTTTTTTGAAAAGCGTCTGCATCAAGGTGCGGTGAAACAGTTTCTTGAAGACAACCCAGAGAAGTTACCCAAAGGACTAAACGTAGATTCGGAGTACGTCCTTACGATGAGGAAGTCTAAATGAATACACTGGTGCCAATCGAAGACGTGGCAAAGCACTTTAGTGTGAGTTTATCCACAGTCCGTAAGTGGGCGCGTGATGGAGTCATACCAGAAAACATGTATGTGAAGATAGGCCACACCCAGCGGTTTGACCTAGATCGCGTGGCAGATGCTTTGATGCGGTACAAAGAAAAAAGTTCGTCGGACACATACGAAGTAGAGTATGCGAAAGATGGTTTTGGTGATGTTGATGACGACATCTAATGCGCCGGATAAGTATTCAAGGGGCTAAATTTTCTGGGGTACCAAACTGCACTGACAAAGTAGACGTAGTTATCGTAAACGCGGGGCCAGTCTCACGTTCGTATTATGAAGGTGTGTTTGATTCGCAGTTTAAGAAAGCTCCTACGTGTTGGTCAGTGGATACACAAAGACCAGCGGCAGAAGTGCCAGAGGGTCAGAGACAAAGCTCAAGGTGCATGGATTGTTCTCATAACATCCGTGGTTCGGGAGCAAAGGGAGGTAGGGCTTGCCGATTCCACCAGCGATTAGCAGTCGTTGAGGAATCAGACTTTGATACGGTGTATCAGTTGCAGGTTCCCGCCAGCAGTATATTTGGTAAGGAAGCGAGTAAGAGTTGTATGCCCTTACAAGCCTACGCCAAATTTTTGAGTGGGCATGGCACACCGTCTATGGCGGTTGTCACCAGAATTAGTTTTGACGAAAACAGCAGTGTGCCAAAACTTTTTTTCTACCCACGAAGAGCGTTAGAAGAAGAGGAACTTGGAACGATTAGGTTGCTAGTAGACCGAGATGATGTACTAGAGGCGATTACAACCAGCTTTGTGGTTGAGTCGCTATTCAATGTAACGGAAGGGTTCAATGTAAATAGCCAATCAGGAGACCAAAATGGCTGAAGAATATATGTACTACCAGATCGCTAACGTAGAAGCGATGTACCCAAAACTTGATACCACATACAAGTTTGATAACCGTGCCAACGGTGGCAAAGGCGGCTCCGTCAAGTGTGATGCACTAGACGATGGCGCGGAATACACCGTATCGTTTTTGATGACTGCGCCAGAGGCAAAGGCGTTGTACAAAGCAATGAGGGCGGCGTACACCAAAAAGAAAGAAGACGGTTGGCCCGAGAAGTTCCCGTTACCATTCAAGAAGCAAGAAGATGGTAGGTACTTAGGTAAGGCTAAACTGAAAGGAGCGTATGGCACAGACAAGACTACGCCTCCCTTACAAGTGGACGCAAAGAATAACAAGTTACCAGCAGACTTTCAGTTGACCTCTGGTAGCGTCGTGAATCTTGCGTTTACCTTTGTGCCCTACAGCGTACAAGGTACCGGCGTCAGCCTGCGCCTTAACGGTGTGCAGGTTATTGATTACAAACCAATGCAGTCTCGTTCACCATTTGGTGTTGTAGACGGTGGGTTTGTAGCACAGCCTGATAACCCGTTCAGCGATACCACAAAGAGCACCGATGTCGAGTTGGATGATGACGACTCAGATGACATCTTTAATTCTGTTGAAGAAGAAGCCCCAGCACCGAAAGAGCCTAAAAAGGTTGTCAAGAAGTCTGCCCCTGCACCCACAGACGATGATGACGTTAGTGCTCTGATTGAGGAATGGGACGACTAACTTCAACGGGATACTCACTACGGCTAGGTAATACCGAAAAGGGTGTGGCGACACCCCTGCCGTAGTGCCTCTTGATGTCTAACAGGTTAGACATTTTAGGATTTTACGGGTGCAATTATGGATACAAGAATTTTCTTGCGGAAGATTCTGCCCAGCCGAGGAGTATATGTTCTCTGGTGCAATAACACAGAACTTAAAAGACACACACGAACACTGTCGTTTGAGAATATAGATGAGTTAGCAGCGCAGGCAACAGGATACGATAATAACGGTTGGGACGCTTATTTCGCGTTAAGTGCTTTCAAGGAAGAAGGTACTCGTAAGGCAACAGATGCTTCACATATCAAAGCTCTGTTCCTTGACATTGATGTGGGGGAGGACAAACCACACACTAGCAAGCAACACGCACTACAAGAGCTAAAGCGTTTTTGCAGCGTGCTAGACCTACCTAAGCCTATGCTTTTGGACTCAGGTGGTGGGATACACACCTACTGGGCATTTACGGAAGACGTAAGCATAGCGGACTGGAAGCCGGTAGCTGAGAAGTTCAAGGCTTTGTGCGCCGAACACAAGTTTCTCATAGATACAGCAGTGCCTGCGGATGCAGCTAGAGTGCTACGCATATTAGGTACGCACAACTACAAGTTCGATACTCCTGTACCTGTGAAGCTGTTACAGGATGCACCCGCTGTAGATTTCGATTTTCTCGCAAATCAGCTCGGCTGCGATCTGATACCAGTCCCCGAAAAAGCGGAGGCGATCTATGAGCCACCGCCAGACAGAATCTTCAGCTTCAAGAATATCTTGGCAAAGACGCAGGCGGGTAGAGGGTGTGAGCAGCTACGTAGCATCGTGCTGCACCAGAAAGAAACGGTAGAGCCTATGTGGAGGGCAGGGCTTTCAATCGTTAAATACTGTGAGAATGCCGAAAGTCACGCGCATAACATCTCGCACTTGCATGACGAATACACTCCAGAACTAACAGGGGAAAAGTTTGAGCTAATCAAGGGGCCGTATCGCTGCGCCACATTTGACGAGCTAAACCCTGATGTCTGCATACACTGCCCGAACTGGGGCAAGATCAAATCGCCCATATCTCTAGGCGCTAGGTTTGCACCTGCAACGGCTGCAACACCTGATCCAGATAGTCTTTTCTCCGATACTACAGTTGGCGAAGAGCCTACTTTGTCAGAACACGTTATACCAAGTTATCCGCGCCCATACTTTCGAGGCGCAAGTGGCGGCATATATGTCCGTAGCGTTGGGCCAGACGGAGACGTAGACGAGCGGGTTGTTTACCACAACGATCTCTATGTGACCAAACGCTTGATTGATGTGGAAGCAGGAGAGTCGATTGTATGCCGACTACACCTACCGAAAGACGGTGTGCGGGAGTTTACAATGCCGTTGACAGCGGTTACGTCCCGCGAAGAATTTAGAAAAACAATGTCCATGCAGGGCGTTGCAGTAACAAGACCAGACGATTTAATACAATACATGACTACTTGGGTAAACGAATTACAAGCCTCTAGCACAGCAGATACGGCGCACCGACAGTTCGGTTGGGTAGACGACAGGTGTTCAGCTTTCGTAGTTGGCGACAAAGAAATACACCCTAACAAGATTCGGTATAACCCACCGTCTACCCCGACTGCGGCGTTGCTTTCCAAGTTTGAGCCAAAGGGCACCTTGGATGGGTGGAAAGCTATGGCGAACTTCTATACGACTAGATCGGAACTTGTGATGCACCAGTATGTTGTGTGCACCGCGTTTGGGTCACCGCTCATGCACTTCTTCCCACAAAATGCCTGTGCGCTCCACCTACATAGTGCGATCAGCGGGTGCGGTAAAACCGCAGCTATCCGCGTAGCAGCATCGGTGTGGGGGTATGAGAAAGCTCTTATGCTAGAAGAGCGAGATACAGACTCTATGAAGTTCAACCGTGCAGAGGTGCTGCATAACCTACCGTTCTACGTGGATGAACTGACCAACGAGCACAGTAAAAGACTGAGTGATCTGGCGTATCAGCTATCGTCAGGACAACAGCGTGGGCGTATGGCGGGGGGTGCGAACCTAGAACGTACCCGAGGAGAGCCTTGGAAGTTTCTAGCTGTTACAACGGGCAACGCCAGCGTCATAGAACGCATTGCTTTGGAGAAACAAGCGCCGAAAGCAGAAGCAC